AGCAACAGCTGTTAATGCAATGGCAACGCCTACGCTAACCTGATTGTGTAAATCTTTATTGATAGTCATGTTACATTGCTCCCATTAAGCCTTAAATTCAACAAAACGGACGGCTTCGGAGTTCACCAAATCGCCACCTGTGCGCTTAGTAAAGTACCATTGCACCACATCAGGATTAGTGATGTTGTCACGAATCACATTAACGCCGCGGCGGTCAACAATCTGATAGGCTTGGTTTAAGTCGCCCACAAACATAGACAAGCTGTCGCTAGCAATATCGGCCATGTGGTCAAAATCAGGAACAACTGGGATACCTAAAATCATACCAAACGGCGAATCGGTCAAGTTCCATGTTGGTTGCCAGATAAAGTTACCATCAGAGTCTTGTAACTTCATTGCTTCGGCAAAAGTGAAGCGATTCATACCCCAAATAGCACCCGCACGATAAGCACCGCGTAAGGACATGGCTGCATCAATCAAAATCTTGCCACCGTTAGGAGTTGCAGCAAAACCACCATTTACACCAGTTTTGAACTTTTGTACTGTACCCCATGCGCGAGTATTGTCGCCCGTGTATGCAGTAGCAACAGTCATCATACCGCGTGGCTGTAACACACCGTTACCTAAAAGAAAACCGTATGCTTCACCCTCAGCAAAGCCTTGAGCCGCATCATTAACAATCATTGCTTCGATGTCGTAATCAGCATCTTCAAGCATTTCAGTGGTGGCGGTTGGGCGTGCGTAAAGTTTTTTAACTTTGATTTCGTATTGGCCAAACTGCTTAGTCGCTGTAGTGCTTGGCGTATTGCCTTGAAAGCCCCACGAATAGCTGTTACGGCCATTGTCAATTAAACCTGTCACTGTTTCTTTGCTTGTGTTTTTAACATTGGCAAAACGGCGAACAGGTGAATTGTCGTGAATACGTTGGATAATACGGCCAGTCGTGTCGGACGTAGTTAAATAACCACCATCGGGGTTGGTAATAGTGCTTAACGCTTTTTGTTCAGTGTCACTTAATTGCATACCGCGCATTTTTTTAAACAACGCGCTTTTTGCTTCACGCACTTCTTTAGTTAAACCATCACTGCCCGTTTGAATCTGTGCAGATTGAGCGGCTTTAACTTCTTGAATAGCTTGAATCAATCCAGTGATGTCGTTTTGAATCGCATCTTGTTTGGATTTTGTTTCAGCTAAAACATCACCATGCTTTTTAAATTCAGCAACGGCTTGTTCTTGGGATTGGCGCAATTGAGATACGGCATTGCCTGCATCATCAATTAACTTTTTAACTTCGGTAATATCAGTCATGGGACTAACCTCGCAATGTTTGATTAAATTTCACTAATGAAGCGGCTAACTCATCATAATTAGGCTCATCATCTCGAATGGCCTTGATTTTGCTGATTAGTGTTTTCGCCTCAGAGCGTGATAACTTACAAACATCGCGCAGGTAATGTTCACAGTCTCTTACGCTTTCTAGTTTAGCACTTTTCATGTCATTTACAATAGCATTAGGATTCATCGCAAATGTCACGAATGAGTATTCCATAACCGACAATTTTTTGATAATGCGCGTGTCATTATCATAGCTAAAATCATCAATTCTAAATCCGATGCTTAACCCGTCAATGGCATTGTTTTTAACTAAAGTACGCGCCTCTTGTGCTTTTTGAATATCAAGCAACAATTCACCATCAACAGCTAAACCGTTATCATCTTCACGCATTGATAGTGTCTTGCCAATTGGTTTATCCCAATCATGCTGCCATAACACACGGACGCGGCTAGGGTCGGCTTTGTCTAGCCATTCACTAAACGCACCCTTTAAAATAATATCGCCGCCTAAATCTACATTTCCAGTTACGGCTGCATAACCACTAAACGCACCATCACCCGCTTCTTTAAAGTTACTATCAACAAGACTTAGAGCCTTTGTGTAATGTAAACGCATATCATATCCCCTCAGAATTATCTAACATCGTAACCCAAAACACACCGACAATTGATAGTATTTTCCGCGCTCGCTGTCGGGTCACTCGGATACTTCATTGATTCACCGCCCACATTAAACGGCTGCCCCATTGGTCGTGTTTGGCCGTTAGCGTTTTTGTGTGAGTCTCTCACCCGACCATCGTTTGTGCTAATCCACTCGACAACAACGTCAAGCCCTGAATCGGTAGCTGCTGATTCTGCCCTTGTGTACTGTGATACATTCGCGGCCTTGTGCGTTTCTGTACGCGCTATAGTCATCGCTCTGCTCACTGAGTTTTGACCGCCTATTCTGTTTGCAATGGCATTAGCTACGTTTTCAGGTTCAGCCGCAATTGGATTAGAAACAGCATTTGCCATTGTCTGCATGATAACCGCGCTTGCTGTAGCCACGGTATTAGAGCTAACCGTGGTGGCGGTGGTTAATACATTAGATGCTAAGATGCTGTAAATGCTATTCTCGACAAAGTTATCAAAGATGTTTTTTTTGCCCGTCAACTTAAACGCCTTAAACCGTTCCGATGTTTCCCTGCTTAAATCGGTTAAAATCTCGGTCATGCGTGTTTTGTGTTGTGCTTGAATCTCAGCGAACTGGCTGTCGTTTTGGTTTGTTTCGTATGAGTTAGCCAATTGGTTAGCGGTCTTTTTTAGCTCACGCTTAATCAGTTTTTGATAGCGCAAAGCGATTCGGTCTTGTGTCAACAAAACAGCCCTTGCGTATTTCAGCTTCTCTATTCGTGTCATAGCTAAAACATCGGGTTAAGGTTAGGTATATCAGCACCTGCCATGTCTAGCGGTATCAATCCACTATTGACCAATAACACATCACCACCATCGACTGGCTCATAACCCATCGCCTGTCTTTTCTCATTAGTGCTTATTGATTGCATGGTGTCTAGTTTGGTATTACGCTCGGCACGTCTTGGCTCTAATGCTGCCACCGAATCAATGTCCACACAAAGAATATCGTTAGGTTTTAAACCAACACGCCACCCAAGCCACCGATTAAGCGATGCTAAAAGGTTGTTATAAAGTGGAATAGCCGAATCTTCATAAAATGCCGCCCGCGCTTGTTCATAGTTAGCATAGGTTTGGCTTCCCTCGATACCTAATAACTGAGGTGGTACTTTTAACGCTTCACACACATCTAATTTAGCCGATGTTTTGCCGCCTAAAAACTCAGCATCACGCATGGTAAAGCCAAACGACTGCCATTTGAGGCCACCCTCAGTAATAACAGGCTTGCCCGTATTTCCCTCACCCGTGTACGTTTCGTTAAATTGGGTCTTTAGCCTTTCGTATGCTGTTTCGTCTAAATTAGAATCGGTACTTAATGCACCGCTTGGCTGCATACCGTTTTTGAGTAGCGAAAAATTCGACTTAGCATAGGCGTTTAATTGGTCAACAGCATAAGAGCAGGGCAACAATGGGCTACACCCTCTAAACCTGTCTAAGGGGCTGTATGCTTTCCACATCAACATATTCGACGGTAAAACAGCCATAGATTTTATGTCATTGTCGCTCGCCGTGTACTGCCATACCGCAACTTTAGCTGTCATTGTTTGAGATAATACAGGCGTGAGATAATCAGGACGTAGAATAAAAATCTCTTTAGGTAGTCGGGACGGGATAGCCGCATCACCCCAAATCGGAGCTTCGCCACCAACAAGATAATAAATAACGGCTTGCTCTAAAAACTCGCTTAGTGATTGCAGCTCATTGGGCTGTGATATAAGACCCATTAACGCGGTATTGTTAATAACTTCTTCACCACGTTTAATAATAATCGGGCATGAGTTGAACGCGCTAACATATTGCTGTATGCAGGCATATACAGTCGGGTTTTGCTGATATGCCTCTTGTACAAATTGAGCAAAGTTATAAGCAGTAAAATTGCTAGATTGGCGAATAAGCACACCTAAAGCATTGCTTTTCTGTTCGCCTTTCCAAAACTGCCACCATTTTTTACTCATAATCGCCGTACTCTTACAATGTTTGATGGTCTAACTATTGGCTCTATCGCATAGCGTAACGCGTCTGCATAGTGATTGTTTTTATCTTCAATGTCGGTTGTCGGGTTATAGCTATCATCTGTTTTATAGCTATACGCCGCCAACTCTGCAAAACAACACTGTGCATCGGGGTGTATGTAGATTGCCTTAAACGTCTGCAATGCTACCACGCCATCTTCTACGCTGCCTTTCCACTTTGTACAACCTTTAATCAATGGTATCTCTTTTTTAACTTTTGAGATAGTCTCTGGTCTAGCACAATCAGCCCGTGAAGTATATTTTAGCACATTAGGCACATGGTCAATAAGATACGCGCCTGTGTCGTCTAACTCAAGCCCCACTCTTGAGGCCGCGTTTCTAATATATAAACTATCCTGAAAAATATAACACTCAATAATTGCAGTGGGGTCAACACTAAACCCCCAATCTATGCCGATGTATGGCGTACCAAATGTTTGGTTAATCTCAAAATCAAGCATCTTCAGCTTTTTGGCCAAGATTGAGTTATCGCTGATTTTTAAGAATTGCCCCTCCCATATCCAAGCGTATCGCCCTGCATCGCCTCGCAAGTCTCTTAGCCGTTGGTTGTTTAGCGACTCAGGAAACCAAGGGTTATCGTGCCAATTGATTGTGATGTGTAGGGTGCGTTCGTCTTTGTTAATGATGAATTGTTGCCATGTTGCATCGTGTTCAAAACATGGGTTAAACACCACATAGAAACGCACTTGGCCATAACGCGGCGTGGGTCGTAAGTACGACCATGATTGCTCTGATATGTTTTCGGCTTCGTCCGTTAGCACTACGCGCAATTTATTGATTGACTTGATAGACGTGATGTTTGATTTTAAACCAGCGAAAATAAAACGAGAGCCTGTGATTAGGTTGGTTATTTCGTTATTGAGTATTTTAAAATAAGGGTCAAGTTTGTATTTTGATATGGCACTAACTATGGTTGCATAGAGTGAGTCAGCAATAGATTTTTGAATCTCACGACAGCATAGAATCACACCATCATCAATAAAAGACTCGGTAATAGCGATACAAGCCAATGCCTCAGATTTTGCGCCACCTCGCCCACCCTCCCAAATGATAGTATCGTATTGGTTGGTTTGTAGATTTACAAATGACGGGTGCAGCTTGTTTGGATAATCAAAACTAACTTGATTCATCTTTTGGCTTAACAGGATTAAAATTAAATACTGGCGGCTGTAACGCTGTTCCGTTTGCGCCTGTGTGTTCTTGTATGTTTGTCTCTTTCCAACCCATGCGCGTCTTAGCCCAAAACATTGCAGCCCTCACGCAATCACTATGTGTTGCACCTGTTGTTAATGCTTGGCCGCTTGCAGCTTGGTATAAAAACTTACCAACATTCGCATTTGCTTTAATTGCGCTGTTTTCTAATTCATCACGATAATACTTATATAGTGTTTTATCATCAATACCGATATATGCAGCCACCTCTTTAATAGGCACACCATAAGAACGCAATGCGATAATCTCGGCTCTCGTTTTTTCGGTCGGTTTGTGCAGTGGTTTTGACATAGTTAAGCCTCAGGTGTTTTTTTTGAGGCCGCACAAGATGAATGGAGCGTGATGGTTGGAATCGCACCACCGCCCACTAACTGGTCGCTAGTGGTAGCCTTTGTATCACGCTTAATTGATTCACCTTTATACATGCCTGCGCCCATTTCGTCAATCTTTGAAAATGGCA